ATGGACCAAACCTGGCGAAAACGGTTTGCGTTGCTTCTGTGGATCGCGGACCGTGTTGACGATCGCAGACCAGACCAAAGACGACTGATCCCAGTCGTGTGTGCGTCGTGCCTCGTTCATCCATACAAGCTCCCGCAGCGAAAATCCGTGTGGATCTACGCCGCAGGTGCCTGCGAGTTCAAAACACAGTCGATAAGCTGCTCGACCGTCAACGCGTCGATCTCGGCCTGCGATCTCTCCGCCAGAGCGTTCTGCAGCTCCTTCTGCTTCTGCATCAGCTGCTTGAGCAGATCCCTCTGGCGGCTCGGGAAAAAATCCAGCAAGCCCTCCACGAACGCATTCGCGGCCTGCTCGAGGCTGTCGCCTCCGAGCGATCGACCGAACTGCTCGTCGGTCACGCCGGCTGCGTCCGCCTGCGGTTGCACGATCGCGTACAGTGTGTCGACCAGCCGCACCGGATCGCCGATTAGCTCAGCGAGCGGCACCAGCTTGTCTTCTACGAGCGACGTCAGCAGTACGCTCGTCAGTTGCTGCACGCGTTTAATGTCTGCGACTGTCAGCGCTATATGCCAGTCGCGTCCGTTTGTGTCCCTGAACGTTGCCATAGACCCTCACTAAGCCGCCTTGACATACCACACGGGGTAACTCGCCACACTGAGCGTTACGGACACCTTTTGGATGTCCATAAGCGGCTCCGTCTTGCTGAAGCTCACGCTGAAGTTAGCGACCAGACCCTGCGCGCCGGTTACAGTGCGTGCCTGATCCAGCGCCGCGAAGGTGATCGTGGTGTTCGTGAGCCATGCGTCCTTCAGCTCCTCAAAGAACGTGTCGCCCGGCTTCCACCTGGCGTCGAACGTGATTCGACCGTTCTTGAGCACCGGGATTTCCGATCGCCAGCCGTTGCCGGCCTCGGCTCGCGTCGTGGCGTCGACAAACTCCGACTCCACCTCGAGCGTCAGGTCCATGATGTTCTCGGCAAGCGTGGCTGCAGTAATCACTGACGCCAAGGCCGTGTTAGTGGCTGTGTTCGTGCTGGTCAGGGCAGTCGTCGAGAAGTAGGCTTTGGCGGCGTTGCCGAGCAGATAGTCAGGCATCTGAGTCTCCTAGAATTTCGAGGCTGCAATGTTCTGCCGCCACTTGGTCAGGATTGGTGTCCAGGTTGCTTGTGCTGCTGGGCCGACGTACGGTCGAGGCTGAATCACGGTGGAGACCATGCGTCCTGTTGGTCGCCAATAATTCCTGCGTCCTCGACCTCGTAGTTTCTTGGTTTTCACCAGTTCTGCTTCCGGCAGCGTGACTTTGCCGCCGAACTGAAGCAGTGATGGAATGTGTTGAGCCGAGCGTCCGTTAAGCTTTCGCGGTCCGACGACGACACTGTTCTTCGCGGGGTCGTATGCGAAGAGGATGTGGTCTCGCAGTAGCTTGGTGTGGTAGCGTGGTGGTTCGCCGGGCTTGCTGTTGATCTGACTCTTGCCGCCAGGTCGCATTGACCGGCGGATCAGTTTCATCGCGTACGCGCCCGTGTTTGACAGTGCCGTACGCTCGCGTTTCTGCAGACGCTTGATCACCTCCTCCCGGTCGAAGAAGTACTGCAGCTTGATTTTCGTGGCGAACATCAGCTGCCCTTGTAGGTGATCGTGAGCGTCACCAGGAACGTCTGGTAACGCGCCATCGTCTCGGTGTCTACGATCAGCCGCGGACCGCGATCCGCCAGGCTGTTGAAGTAAAAGCCCACGAACTCTCGCCCGTACAGGCGATCCTCCATCTCCTCGACCAGTCCGATGATCTGGTCCTGCCGATCCCTGGTAGCTGCACCATCCATCTGCACGAACACGTTGACCGTGTAGGTGCGTTGCGGTGCCTCCCTCGTCTGTGGCATCGTCTCGACCTCGGCCGGCACGACCACGACGTGGATGTCCTTTGTTTCATCGCCGCCGACAAACCAGACGTTCTCACGCTTGGCAACGAAGCTCAGCGTGAACTCCTCGGTGTTGAGGAAGTCGACGATCTGGTCGCACAGCTCGGCGGTCCTAGCCATTTGCCACCTCCCGCGTGTGAATGCGGTACAGCACAGACCACGGACCGACGCTCTCGTACTGACGCTCGCCTGCCAGGTGCACGACCTCGAAGGCTCGGGTGCCCCACTCGATACGGTCACCTGGTGCAGGCGTCAGGGTCAGCTCGGACTTTCGCACGATGAAGTCATTCAGCTGCATCGTGCGCACGTAACCGTCGCCTTGGTCGACCTCCGTCTGTGACCGCCCGGGGATCGCCGCCAATTGCAGACTCACACCGCCTCGGCGGTAGATCACCTGCGTTTCAGCGGCGGTTGACAGGCTCGACCACAGAGATTCCAGGGCCGACTCAAGGAGACTCACTAGGTCACCGCCGTTTCAGCGTTGCCGATGGCATCGGTGATCACGATCGGGATGCCCTCCAGCTCCACCGGGATCGGGGCCGGAGCACCGGTCGCGTTGGTGGCCGTTCGTGACTGCCGCAGCTGCTGGGCGCTGCGACGGTTCATGACGATGTGCGTCGGCGGCGAGCCCGACTCAAACTCGGCGAGCGCCTCATAGAGCAGGGCGTCGTCCAGCTTGTTGCTGCCGTTGTCGATGTTGCAGATGCGGATTGCAGACTTCTCCTGCGAGCCGATCTGCAGACCGTACAGCGCCATGATCTCCGTGACGTAGGCCATGTAGTGGCCGGTGGCACCAGGAACACGCTGCAGCACGGACTCACCGATCGTCAGCTGACCGCTGTTGCCAGCGACAATCGACACGTCGTTAAGGCCGCTGCGGATCAGGTACACGCTCGACAACGCAGTGCTGCCACCAGAGTTGATGCACTCGGCCGCCGTGTTGTAGATGTCTGCCAGTCCGTCGAAGCCCGCCGCTTCGGTGCCGTTCAGCACCTGCTGCTCAAGCTTGAAGAATCCGGCTCGCAGAGCTTCGATCGCCTCGAGGCGGATCAACCCTTCTTCGCCGCCCTTGTAGGAGCGAGCGACGGCGGTATCGACGGTGAACGAGCAGTCGAAAACCTTGAGGTCGATCGTGACGGCCGTGCGAATCGTGCTGTCGTGCTCGCGACCGTCGTTATAGTCGCGGAACCCGACCACCGGCGCACCGGTCGTCTTGAAGTACTTGTGGACCGTGCCGTTGCTGGCGGTGACCGCGTTGAGCGCAGCCATCAGCGGGGCTCGGTCGAACAGATCGCGGACGTCGATATCAGCGACGTTGTTGTCGTTGATGATCGTCAGGTCCGCTAAGGCCATGTAGTCGTCAGCCATAGCTTATTCTCCTAGCGGCGAGCGATTCGAATCGCTTTGCCTTTGGGTGTCGGTGGAACATGCTGCGAGAACTCCACCGGCTCCGATTCACCCTCGCCGCGACGAGCGCTGAGACGCTGCTTGAGCGACTCGTTCTCGCACTTGAGTGCGGCGACGTAGAGGTCGGTGGCCTCGCTGAACGTCTTGCCCTGCGCGAACCAGACGCCGCCCTGATCGCCAAACGCTTCCAGGAAGCGCTGGCCCTCACTGCGACCGGTCAGTTCAGTGGCTGCCGCTTCGACGGTGGCGGCCTCGTCGGCCACGACCTCTGCGACGGTATCGAGATCAGCAGGTTGTGCGGCGTCGACGGCCTGAGCCTCTGCCTCCTGCTGCTGTGCATCCTGGTTGTTTTCGAGATGAGCTGCGGTCAGTTGTTCTTGCTCTTCGGGCATCTCTGCCTCCGTGATTTCAACGAGGAATTGGGTCTGAGCGGCGAACTCCGTGGAGGTGTTCGCGTCAGCGCCGTAGGGGCAGATCGCGATCCCTCGCAGTGGCCACTCCCGAATCACGACGCCCGGTCCAGAGAACTGGTAGCCGTTGACTTGCACGCTCTGTCCGTCGCGGACTTCTTCGAGCCTGATGCCGTCGCCGCCGAAGTTGATGCTTGCCTCGTAGGGCACGCCTTCGCGCTGCTTATGGATGATTTCCGTCGCGCGATCTGAGTCCTTGAACGGGACGAGTGCGCCACTGACGACCAAATCGCCGCTCTCGGATTCGAAGTGATTGGCGTAGCCGATTACTTCCTTGGCGTCGTGCGCGTAGTCGATAGGAAGACGGTTCTTGTGCAGTCGCATTCCGTCGAGGTCGTGGACCACGTTTCCCCAGAACCAGTGCTCGATAGGTTTGCCTGATCGCGCCACCATGCGGAAAGGAGCGCTCTTTGCAGACTCGCCGTTTGATGCCAACTCAAAGGCACCGACTGAAAACTGCAGTGCGGATGCTGGCACCTGCTTGGTCGTGGTTCGCTCATTGGGCATCGTCTGCAGCTCCTAGCTCGGATTGCATTGCTGCCTGCGCGGTAGAAACACCGGGCAGCACGATCGACACGCCGCGCTCCTGCGCGTACTGATTCGCTTTCGCGATCTGGTCGATGTTGTCGAAGTAGTCGGTGCCGATCGCGCGACACACACGCTGCGGCGTGTCCAGTCCAGCTGCGATTGCCATCGCGTGGCCCGTGACTTCCTTCTGGGGATCCCACCAGGGGACACCGTCCCCCACCCACTCCCACGAGAGATCGGAGTAGTCGACACCGCGAGGTAGGATCAGCTCGCCATCAGAGAT